CGTCGTAAAAGAAAGAAAAAATGGATTAATGAAGAAGACGGTGAAATAATACCTGAAGCTTACATAACCAGAAACCCTCAATTATTTTACGATAAAAGGAGAGTAGAAGGTAAAAAACACAGAACCAACATAGTAATAACTGCAGGAGGTAACTGTAACATTTCAGCCAGGACTATTCAAATACGCGCAAAAATCTATGCAAAAATTATAGATGAGTTGCAACGTCAAGGCCACAATGTTGGAGTTCACTGTGTAGACCCTATTGGAAATCATAATCATTCTAAAACCCATTTTATACTATGGGAAGTAAAAAGACATGATGAACAAATGACTATGCCTCAACTACAACGAGACCTAGGTCACTCTGGAGTCTACCGAACTGCAATATTCGACATAATAGCTTCTGCACCTCAATGCCCTAGAAGTGGATTAGGATATAGTTATCACAAAGTCTTTCTAAGAGACGATGATGAAGACTATAAAGAACCACTAAAGCAATTAGTAAAAGCTATAAAAATAGAAATAGGAGAACCTACAATCCTCCTAAACCTATTACCCTTAGGGAAAAATCTACACGAAGATTCCCTAGACAAACACTTAAAGAGAATACAAAAAGTACTTTCAACCATAATTACCTCTCCTAAAAGAAAAGGAGTCCACTTAATTAATTATAACGATGAGCAATAAGCCCAAAAAATTCAATAGAGAAACATTACATCTCGAAGACGATACCCCTGAAACTGATTTCATAAGAAATAACTTTCCTAATATGAAAGATGGTATGTCAGACATACTAAGAGGACCTGTTAGCATGATAGAAAACAATCTAATGGCTGACATATTCTCACCTCCCGAATCAGCTCAACCTGACAATATGTGTGCTTTAGATTTAAAAGTACTTCATAAAGCTGCAAGTAGTATACTAATGGATATAGAAGGATTAGTAAAATGCTTCGCAAGACACGGTAAAAATAGCTACCTAGAAGGAGATACAACAATAGAAAGAAAGAGGAAAGACTCTGGTGAAACAGTAGAAAGCTTCCAAATAACTGCTTTAGAAAATCTAATTCAGGCAGCAATTGTAGGACATTGGGTAGAATTAACTACAGCATTAAGACATGAAGGACCTGAATACGCCATGCACGTCGTAAATGCTTCTACCGGAGGACCTGATATAAAATCAGAGGATGAGTTAAAAACAGTAGTAAATAAAGCTAAAATTCTTGAAGAAGCTTTAGAGTATTTTAAGTCTGATCTAATCAAAGAATTACAGATGCCTAAAATATTCCCTACTCCAAGTGAATTAGCTACTGCATTTATGAACCATCAAGAAGGCGATAAAGACTTCATGGAGTCTGTAAAAGAAAGCATGGATAAAAACATGTCAGAAATAGGTGATGTAGACAAAGAAATTCTATTAAACAAAATAGATGACTCAATGAAAACTATCCTAGATAAAGTAAAAAGTACCAAAGGTATTTTATAGTCCATTCCCTCATAATACTTGTAACAGCGAGCTAGGTTAAACAGGAATCTAATGAAAAATAATCTAGAACCTAAGCAATCTGATTACTTTGTAATTGTATGTTGGGCACTAATACTGCTCACTATTGTCATACTCAATAAAATTTAAACTCTGGGGAGTATAGTATGAATGCTCCCCTTTTTTAATACAATGGACATGCTAAAATCAAAATTAAAAGCACTTCACATCGCTAAAGTCTTTTTGGCTAAATACTATAAACTGCCTGTAAGATTTTTTGACGCCTTAAACCCAGGAAAATTTGCTAACAGATGGACTGAACACTACAGAAGAGGAAATATAGGACCCTATTCTGATTATTATTATGAAGCTACAACAAAAGGCTACAACTTAATAACAGGTAGACTATCCGCCTACTTAACGAGTCTTCCTGAAGTATTTATAAACGATATAAAACACCAACAAAAAGTTTCATTAGAATCGGGTTACCTGAAACTAATGAAAAAGACCGCTACTAACAGACTAGTAGTATCAGGTTACTCTTGGGATTTACCGATAATAAAAAGAAAAGGGATAATAAATACACCTCATTACCCTCTTTACTTTTCAGAACAATATAATTCAGACTTACATGACCTAACTCGTAACAGAAAAACAGTTCAATCATGTATAGATAACGCAATAACACACTTTGAAGCTAATCCTGATAAAGTAGAACAATTACACCGAGACATTGTTGCAGAACATGCTCACCTATTAACACACTTACAAGTTACAAATAAATGTAGAAAATGATTTACATCCCACTACCTAAAGGCTTCAAGCCTAAATTACACTTAATCCACTGTCACGACGACGGTAAATCATGGCATTCAGATGGTTACACACAGCCTATGTATGTTACTGATAAACAATACCAAGACCTAAGCGACGGAGAATATCCTAGAAACATAGAAGACGAATATCTAATAGATAACGGATTCTTATATAGAGTAGTATCTAAACAACAAGCTCTATGGATATGGGACAACTACAAACAAGCAGGAGAGCCTGAACTAGTCATACTAGATTACAACAATCTAAAATGGGACGAATCAGACTACGTAGACGTTCGAATAGAAAGTAAAGAGATGATAGAAAAAGCAGACCTTTATAAAATACGTACACTAGCAGTAGCAGTAGGTTACGTACACGAGCTAGAGGAGATAGAAAATGGCTAGTCCTTATTCAGAAGAAGACCCTATTTACTACATCTCAGTCCACAGAGAAGACTTCGAAGCATTATTTGGTACAGCTGTAACTGATAAAGAATGGTCAGAAGTAGTTAAATTTTTAAGTCAATACGCACCATCCGTCAATCCATTAATGATGAAAGCAATGGATATGATTAAAGCCAAAAGAGAAAAATTTACTCACAGACAATTTGGAGCAAAGAAACATGACGACAAATAACAACGATCAACTATTAATAGGAGTCAAATCATTTCTACAAAGCATACCAGCAGAGTACGAAAACACTCCAGAAGACGGTAAAGAAAGAACTTCTTACGAAAGAGGTTATAAAGAATGTGCAGAAGCATGTTTAGCCTTAATATCTTTACTAGAACAAGCAGGGGAATTTACCATTACAGATGCAGATGGTACTCCTGTAGTAGACGAGTAGTCCACAAAAAGAAGCCGTAAGTCTCTAACTCGAAGGGATTTACGGCTTTTTATTTTACTGCGAGTTACACATGAAACAAATAAAACACACATCTAGAAATAGAGTAAAAAATTTTTTAAACGATGTGTAACTATAAGATACAGTAACGGTCATAACTCCACGCAAGCAAGTCACTTACAGCCAACACGCAAGCAAGACTCGCCTACTACGCGATACCGGAAGCTTAATCCAAAAGTTGTACACTTTAGGGGTTGACTTGTACTTTAAGTTATGTACAATATCCTCTATGCCCGATAGTAACAACAAACACTTAGAGTTTGTCGATGGACCAACAGCGTTTAATCCACTCGACATGGTTTCAGCAGGATACTATGTATTCCCTATTGAAGGACACAGGAAGTATCCGCTTAAAGTAGATGGAGAAGCTTGGTCTTGGTATTGGGACCACCAACGTAGAGATAGGTTAGCAGGTTCAGTGGCCCTTGCCAAGAACAATCCTCAAACAACAGGTTGGTGTATCGCCCCACACAAAACAGACAAGCACTCACTACTATTAATAGACTTAGACGTGTACGAAGGTAGGTCTCCTGAAGACCTTTGGCCTGAGTTCGCGGGAGACAATACCACGATGCCTGAAAATATAGGCATCACTCAGAGCGCTGGAGGTGGTTATCACTTCTGGTTCGCTCTTCCAGAAAACCTCGACCCTAGGACCCTACCTGCCTCATTTAACTTCGGTTCGGGCATTGAAGGAGAGATTAGATTCTCTGGGCAAGATAGGCCTAGGCTCTTGGTTTTACCTGGTACTCGAGCAATGAACAAACAAGGAAAGCTTGGTACCTATGTAGTCCACAAACAATTTAACGTTAGCAACCTTGCACCACCTCCGCCCGAGTTGGTATCTAGATTACTAGGTAGACAAGGAACTAGTGCTGATGAGTTGATGACTAGCGCTGACCAACTACAGAATCTACCTGATTCCTACGGAGTAAATAGACAGGAAATAGTAGCTTCAAACATGCCTACAGAATTTCACCACCTTATGGCTGTGGTCCAACAAGCACACGTTACAGAAGGAGGTCGAAATAATTTTGCGGCTATGGTTTCTCAGATCGTAGGCAGAATATACAGTGCACGACCTAATGACACAGCTATAAAGATGATAGTAGACACTATCCAAAATGCTCTTGAAGAGAAGCTCCCCATGGGTGAACTCAAGAAGACTATCTTTAGTGCTATGAAAAGGGGACAAGTAAACGCCAAGAGATTCGCGGCTGTAGACAAGTACCCATCTACTACGGTAGTACTTCAAGAGGTCAAATCCATATACAAACATATGCCTTGGCTACTCGTGCACCTTAAAGCAGACGGAAAAGTACAGGCATACGAACTAGGTTTGGGTGGTAGTCCTAAACGTCCTGATGAAGTAGCACAGTCCATGACCCTGACTGACTTTAGTAAGACTAGTGTACTAGCTGCATTGAGTAGACTCAGTGGCTCGGACCTAGATATCGTAGTGCGTAGTCCTCTGTTCACTAGACCTAACTGGACTAGAGTATTGGTTCACTACCTAGAGCAAGGGGCTACTTATGAATACACAACCCTACCTACTGACGCAGTATTTTGGGATACACTACAACAGTGGGCAATGGAAGCTGCTCGTGATAAGAACTTCATAGAGAATGTAAGTAAGCAGTTGCCTGAAGAATCTGTTATTGCACACACTAAGATAGATGTAGCAGGAACAGGTAAGAAGTCGTTTGATCGACTAGTCTTAGTAGTACACCCAAGACACCACGAGTTTTTGATGACTCAGTGCGGGGACATAGGGGCCACTAAGAAACTTCTACGAACACACGCAGATGAAAGAAAGGTCGCCTATCCGCGACGTAAAGCAAATGCTTGGTTCATTGAGATAACACCTGAGAATATGTCACAAGAAACTGTTGACTATCTGTGGGGCGAGTATGTTTCGTGGAAGAAAGGAGAGATAATTGAGTAAACCTACCTTGCATGTAGTTGATGGACCACCGGGAACAGGGAAATCCACCAACATCATTAGTCGTGCCACAGACGGAGATTGGAAAGGTAAGCGTGTAGCAGTGCTTACCTATACCAACGCGGCAGCTGATGTTATCCGACAACGAGCGCCTTGGATTACAGCAGGTACGGTTTACTCTTTACTATGGTCATCAGTTAAATCGGTTCTACCTCCATCATACAATAAAGGTATGCGTCGTAGAACAAAACGTAAAGCAGCTTACCACGATAGGAGGGTAGAAAATTGGCGAGACAACGCACTAGAAAGATATACAAAGGACGCCCCAAGCAAGAGGCCTCCAACCCCATTAGATGTAGTAGCCCAACAACTTCACAGTTGGGATGCTTCCACTCCCTGCGAGATAGACTTAGATGCGCTGGAACCTGTACAAGAACTAACGTTCATACTTCCGATGGCTTATTGGCTGAGACAGGGCGGACAACTCACGCAAGAAAGCGGACAGTTCGATGTAGTCGTGATAGACGAAGCTCAGGATATGAGCGCGTTAGAAATTGCGAGTGCACTAAAACTTGTAGCCCCAGGAGGTGAGGCCTACGCTTACGGCGATCCGGGCCAAGCAATCTTCTCACACAGCAAAGGTTTAGAGGCAGGCAAACTTCCTTATGTATGGGATAGAGCCGACAGTAAAACGGAGTTAACTAAAGGTTACCGCTGCGGTGCTACAGTAGCTAAGGCAGCTTCGGGTATACTACGTAGCTACTATGACCGCTCCCCTGAAAATTTTTCAGCAGACCATTCAACGCCTATATCTATTTGGCAAGTACCCGAAATCAATCCTCAAATTTATAAAGGACTTGTGTTGGGGTGGAGTCGTGACCACGTTAATAATCTTTTTGCTCGCTGGAATCTTCGGGGTACGGCTATCGTTCCAGGTTTGGCTGATGCTAGTAAAGAGCTCGTTGTTTGTACAGGCCACAGCGCTAAGGGTGCTGAGGCTGATGAAGTATATCTCCTCCCGTGGACTGCGACTGCTATGGAAGGACTCTACTCCCTCGATCCTGAACGATTGAAGTTGTTGTATGTAATGACGACGCGTGCCCGTCGCAGACTACACCTCCCCCCTGAGCTCTACGCTTTCGTAGAATCTATGAAAATTTCTTAAAAATATACTTGTTAGCTGTATAACTAGTAGTATAATATCCACATGCCTCGCATCAAACTAACCCCTAAGATAGTAATCAACCCTAGAGTGGAAGAACTCCCAGAGTGTACCCACTGGGTGATTGATACAGAAACTAATGGGTTAGATGTTGCAGGAAAAGAAGCGCCACACTATGCTTCTTACTTAGGCGCGTCTCCATCTAACGATACTGACACAGTATATATTTGGACCGAGCCTAGATTATTTCCTATTAGATTTTTGAACGATAAGGTCTTGGTAGGCCACAACGTTGGATTCGATGTTCACGCTGCGTCTCTTTCTCCTAAAGCAGTATTCGATACAATGCTTGCGGTCTACCATAACCACACCACAGCACTTAAGTCGTTAGACTTTATAGCTAAGACTATGGGCGTTAGAAAGATCCCGACTCCTCAACTTATGAAGGAGGGTAAGATAGACCTCATACCTATGACAGAGGTAGCAACTTATCTTGCTGATGACGTAGCTTTAACCAACCTATTATTTAATAAGCTATGGAGAACAGGTCAACGAGGTTGGGAATTACATCACGAACTCTGCCTCGCTGTCCAAAAGATGGAAGCTAGAGGTGTAAGATTTATACCTGAAGAGTTCGACACACTTGTCCCCCTAGTAAATAGAGAGGCGGACAATGCAATAAAGAAGTTAGAAAGTTTTGGATTTTCCGGCAACGTCAACTCGCCTTTGCAAGTAGGGATTTGGCTCACGGAATCTCGGGGGTTAGCTCTTCCATCTACCCCTAAGAGTATTGAAAAGGGAGATCCAAAACCTTCTACAACTAAGCTTGTATTAGAGAGACTAGTATGGCAAGGCCACAAAGAAGTTGAAGCACTACTACAAGCACGTCGTATGATTAAGTTGCAACAAGCATTCCTTAATACGATGAAAGAAAAAGTACGTCCCTCCGATGGGAGAGTTTATGCTAATGTAAACATCTCTCGTACTAAGACAGGGCGATTCTCATATGCAAATCCTAACTTACAGCAGGTGCCTAAGCACAGTGAGCTAGGTAGGAAACTAAGGTTTTGTTTTGGTGGACAAGGTAAAGTTTCCGTTGCTGACTACTCACAAGTAGAGATGAGAGTCGCTGCTGCTCTTAGCGGTGAGCCCGTACTCTTGGAAGCTTTTGCTACAGGTAAAGACATTCACCTAGAAGTAGCTGCTGAAGTATTAGGTAAGCACCCCGACCAAGTCACTAGTGAAGAAAGGTTTGGGGCCAAGGCTATTAACTTCGGTATCCTTAATGGTATGGGTGCTCGTAGATTAAGTCACGAGTTAAGATCCGACCAAGCTACAGCACAACGTTGGTTAGATAACTACCAAGATGGACTCCCCACTTTAACAAACTGGATGAATAAGATATGGGCTGACGCAGAGGTAGACAGAATAGTAAGAACACTTAGTGGTAGAACTCGAATCTTCTTAGCTGAAGAGGGTGTGCGGTCTGCTATATCAGTAGTAGTTCAAGGTACTGCGGCAGACATTATGGCTGCATCTTTAGTAGAATGTGAGTACGCAGGACTTAATCCTCTTCTAGTTGTACACGATGAGATAGTAGCCGAGACTACTGAGATAGATAGACTAGTAGAAGTAATGGAGTCCGCTGCTAACAACTTGTTCCCTAAACAGTTAGGCCAAGTTAAGTTTGAAGCTGACGGTTACTGCGCTAACACATGGGGAGGTAACGAATATGAGTAACAACAAACACGAAGAGACCTTAGGTCAGATTAACCTGGCTGTTGATGAGGTTATCAAAGACATAAGGGAAAGACCGAAGGCTAGTGACAAGTCCCTCTTAGCCAACGCCCTTAAGTCTCTATTAGAATGTCGTAGGATTGAGGAGCTTATGCTTACTCGCTCTACCATTCAAGAACTATTGTCCAATGTTATGGCATCGGGCACGGATATAGTCGACGAGAAAGATCTTGCATCTGACTTCTTCGACGATATCGAGGACGCCACTTTAATTAACAACGAAAACGAAAATTTATCATGAGTATCCTAGATACAAAAATTACCGACCGTGGAGCTTCAGGCCAACGGGATCTATTACCTGCAGGCACTTACGCCAATGTAGAAATCACTAATTTAGAAGAGATGGAGTTGAACGAGCGTGACCGCGAGAACAATAACATCGCACGACTACGTTGTGATATGGTAGACACCGAGACAAAGCAAGCATTCGCTAGGTACGTAAATGTAAAGAAGGGTAAGGAGTCAAATCCACACCCAATGAGTACACACTTTCAAATCATGGCTGCACTGTGGCCAAAGGTAGAAGACCGAGTAGGTAAGACTTTCCGTGATTGGATTGGTCAACGTCTACAGGTTGTTGTGTTTCACGTAACTAATGACCAAGGCAATCCTGCCGAAGATGTGCGATACACACCTTTAGAAGGTTAATGTTCTTTCACCCTGGGGCCAGGTGTAAAACGGCCCCACCCTTACTATGTTAGAAATACCGGAGGATAAGTATGAAACCCTTGAAGAATTCATTAGTGCGATTGTTGTTGCTGGCAAAGAGCATCCGAATCCAGAGATTTACTCAGAGCAATTTGATCAACTCGCCGATGAGATTCGAATGTCTATTGCCCAGGATGCAAGTGCTTCGACAGAGCCTCAGCCTAGGATATATAGACCAAGCGCCAACCTCTCCTGTCAGGGCATATCACATTTTATCCAAGAACGAACGGCAGTTAAACCTATACCTCCATCTGCAAGAGCGGTTCTTAGGATGGGGCATACACTCCACGCAGAGACATACGCAGCACTTAAATCAGGAGCCCCCGAAGGAGTCAGGGGATTGATAGAAGTAGGCATTGACTTACCTGCTTGGTGGCCAAAGGAACACTCCAAAACTACAGGTACTATAGACCTTATCTTTTACTTTGAAAAAGATCTCCTTACCGACTACTTAACCCAAGAACTACTAGACACTATGCCTGATAAGATAATTGCAGATGTTAAGTCCACTAGCTTCTTCGGGTTCAAGAAGATGAAGACACAAGACTACAACGTAGGCGGTAACGACTTTGGCTACATCAGCCAACTCGCTATCTATTCAGAGGTGGAGAACACCTTGGATAGTGGCGCCCTATTAATAGGGATAAACAGAAACTCTCCACAAGATCCTCCTTGTGTTAGATTTATTGGACCGGAAAGGCTCAGGGATGAAGCGGGGAAGGTACAGAATCGAGTGCAAGGGGAGGTCTTATGGAAGCCCGAGAAGTTCGAAGACAACCCTGGAACTACAGGGGTTAGAGTAATAAAGAAAGCAAGCGACTTTGTTTGTGGTAATTGGGCCACGGATAAGGAAGGCTTCTGTCCTTACTCTAAACAATGTATGGAGAAAAGAAAACTTAATGGCTACAATGCTTAATAAAATGATTAATCCACGACCTCCTCGACTAGCTGGCCATAGTGTAGACGCTATGACCTATAAAGAATTCATCAGAAACTTAGGTGTTCTAATCAAAGAGTACCGAGAAGAATCTCGCGTAACTCAGCGAGACTTAGGGTCTGATATAGATAAGACTGTGACACACATCTCTGCCATAGAGAATGGTAGACGTGGCGTCAGTCTACACGCACTATTTTTAATAGCGCAATCACTGAGAGTTGACCTCTCCCAACTTATAAAAGAGGCATTGAACAATGACTAAAACTAATGATTTACTAAAAGCGGGACAAGTACTGTGCTGGAATTTTCTACAAATACTTTCACCCGAGGTACTAAACGAACTAACTAAACAAGTCTATCAAATACAATCAGACAAAGATGATGCTGCAGAGTTTGTTAAAGAAGATCCGGAAGGTAAGGTTCTTTTTGAATCTCTTCGCACAGGTTTAGATAACCTTAGAGAGAAACTTCCCTATGAAGAATGGCCAGAAGGTATGATTCAACTAACTGCTTGGATGATACGCGACCTAGTAATAGAGATAGCTCCTCAAGAGTTACAAAAAGAAGAGGACTAACCTTCTTCTAAATACTCTCGAAGTTGTCGTCTATAATCCTTACTTTGTTTATGCGCTCGATCAATGTCTTTCATTACGGGCGCATAGATAGCTCTATTAGAAGCGTCGAATAACATCTCGGCAAACGACTGTCCTGTAGCCTCCGCTTCGGCTGCAACTCTACGGTTGAGCTCCATCATTAACACGAGCTCCCTCTGCTGACAGAAGGCCAAGGAAACTGCCACTGCTTGTGCAGCTGCTGGAACTTGCCCATTGAAACCTAACTCCACGAGGTTCTGTTCAGCTAACTTAGCTAACCCGTCTCCTCCTTGGAGCACTTTCTCTACCTTTATGAGGTCTGTTTCTCCCATCTCTCTGCTCCCTTTTTTATTTCCTTAGGCATGAAAGCTGCTATAGCAGCCATGATTGCGTCGTTCTCGTGGTTAGTTCTTTGATCCGCAGGCTCTTCAGTTAGTATAGATACCGCCTGACCTACTAATTCTTTTCCAGGAGACCAATGCTTACTACTCTTTATTCCTAACACCCTAGCAGTGTGAGTCTTTATTCTAGCAGGGGCCACTATTGCAGGGTTGATACCTACCTTCTTGTATATCTGTGACCAAATCAAACCCGTACTAAACCACAGTAAGTTTGCGGTCACCCTGTTTGGAACAGTAGGGGGAGCCTCGGTTGCCCAAGCTATAAAGTTGTACTTAAGTATCTCATTCATATGCCTCTGGGTAGGACCTAAAAATCCTCTCGGGTTGCCTCTCTTCCCTATCGTAACACATGTTGTGTGTACTACTCTTGGACCGTTATTAGTTACTTGAATAACAGCAAGGCCTAAGTTGGAATAGCCTGGGTCTATACCTAGAAGTAAATCGCCTTCTTTAAATTTCAAACTGGTCTGTAGAATGTGGGGTAGGGTGATAGTTTATTCTTAGAGTCATAGACTGACCAAGAGTAAACCCACTCCGGTGCCGGGCCTGCATATGATAACGCAGGTGAGCGTTTATTTGCAAGTAATCCTCCCTCAATTCCAAAAAGATCTGTACTTCTTCCTTTAGTTTTACGTGGGGCCATAAGTAAACCAAGTCTATGTGTGTGCCCACAGTGTATGTTTTCGCCTAGTAGTCTCGCTATCTTAAGCGCGTGACCTCCTGGTGTACGACTCGAACCTTTAACTTCGTGTCCGTGCATCAGTCTAACTGTTTGACCTTGGCCACAAGGTATTCTTACAGGAGTTTTACCTGCGTCTTCTACCCACCTAATGTCTAAAGAATCTAAATCTAAGTATCTAGGTAACGATACATCTAACATCCTGAAAGCGGGTACCTGGCTTTGAATTGCCCTGTCCCATCTATCTTCATGGTTTCCCTTAATGTACGTAATCTTAGCTTTTGGTCCGGCAGCTTTCCGAAGGTCAAATAAGAAATCACACCCAGCGTAGATTTCTTCGTCGAGTTTATCTTGGAAGTTTTTAATCTGGCGGTGAGAAGTAATTGAATGCAAATCCAGGACATCTCCCAAAAGTACAACTCCATGGGGTCGTAGTTTTTTAATACATCGCAGTAACTTTTTAACGTGCTCAGGATGGTGGAACGGGACATGCAAATCTGGAATTACAACGTGTATCATTTCTTATGCTCGAGGACAGTTATACGATGTTCACTGGCCACGATATGTTCGTTAAGCTTAGCATCTAGAGCGGATATCTTATCTAGTGCTTGAATAGCTATGTAACCTACAAGCACTAGTGCTATAGATGTGACGGCTTGTAGTAACTTACCAGCCATTGCCTCCTGTTTACTTGTCATTAGACTGGGTCAGCTTCTAGTAAAGGGATTGCAGGGATAGCGCAAGATACTAACCATATAACAGTTCCTATAGCGAGTCCTATTAATATAGCTTTACTTAGTGGAGTGAGTTTCTTCATCATGATATGTTGATAGTTGTTTTTGGACAATGTCGTGCATAAGCTCGACGGGATCTTTTGGTTCAGGCGTGTCCGAAATTCCTTTTAGTATTGCTGATAGTGAAGTCACTACCAACGTGATTAGTGTGGCCACGATAGCAAGGTTATCTCCAGGGATAAATGTTACCGAGCCTAAGAATGCTAGTACCATAAGACACAGATAGAGTGCACCGAACTTTGCTAGGTGAATACCTGCAACTTCCTTTGCTGTCTTCTGCGCTTCTATAGTATCTATCTGCGCCTTCCATTTAGCACGAGAGAGTTTTATCTCTCCATCTATCTCTGCTTTACGAAGGGCAATAGCCTCTTTAGTACTGCCTAGAAGTTGAGCTTCTTTGGCAGCTTTATCTATGTGTCCACCATTGCCGTTCTCCTGCGGCACTTTATATGGGGATCCGTTTTCGACAATCTCACTAGCTTCCTCCGGGCTGAGATAGTCTTTCTTAGAACTTTTCTTCTTTACCATTTTTAAATTTTTGGTTATATAATCTGATGCAGTGCTCCATCGGCAACCCTACAAACTTGAATAGTAAGGATAAGAAAAACCGGATGGGTTCGCGCATGCTGGGGAATATGAATACGAGGAGGCAGGACATAAGCACCCACTGCCATACTGTATTCGTGGTATCCGCAACTGCTGCTCCTACTACCGTCTTAGGTGTAGTGGCTGCAGGTACAGAGGGTACGCTAGGCATACTTGGTAGACTAGCGCATGAGGCCAAGGTGAGTAAGGCTAAATATCTCATCGTGGTCTCCTAATATATTCTGAGTCTGCCTGCTTACGTTGAGCTTTACCTTTAGCTCTACTTATATCTCGCTTAAGTTCTTCCAGTCTCCTGTCCATCAGCTCTATATCTTCTCTAAGGAACTTAGCAGTAGTTACTTCTCCATCTGCTGTAGCTTGCTCTAGTTGTCTTTCGTATCTCATCTTGTGTGCTTGGATACGTCTAGACATCTGCTCTTCTTCTTGTCCCGGTCTAACCTTTCTATAAGGAACCACAGTTCTAGCAGCTAGTTCTAGTTTAGAGTACTCTACTTCAGGGTCTTTTGAACCTAGTATAGGGTCACCTGCTAATACTTTTAATGCCCAACTAACTCTAGACATTTCTTCTAACCAATCAGTCGAACCAGATAGTGGGTCTTCTGTAGGTAATAACTCTTTCCATCCCGCAACATTAAGTATAGGTGAAGGTCCTATAGGTCTATCAGGCGAAGCTTCCCCTGTAAACCTTCTCATTCTAGGGTCTCCGGCTAACAGTCCTTCTTCTGTAGTTATTAAGTTACCTAAAGCAGGCATAAAGATATCAGCAACAGAAGCTAAGGCCACCATTGCATCTGCTTGAGGAGCTAATCTACCTACGTTAACTCTCTTGTCCCCAATAGCAACTTCAAGTCTACCTTCAGAAGTTTTAACGTGTTCCTTATCTTTGATAACCGCGTTTAATAAAGAACCAGATTTACCTGGGTTGTTAAACATGAACTCTAAAGACTTAGGAATCATCTTTCTAGGGAACGTATAGAAGAAAGCCATCCTCTTAGCCGCTACTTTTTCAAACTGAGTTAAGTCTGAGTAGTCGACCATAGCTCTTGCAGTTGCTTGAGCTGCAGATCTTAAGTCCATACCCGAGTGTAATGCTCCGTGCATTGCAGAGAATCTAACAAACAACTCTGAAAGTTCTGCTCCTTTCTTAACATCTTGCCAACCTTTACGCATCCCTTGTCCAGGGGTACGTTTGTACATATCTCGGATAGCTTTAACTGCGCTGTCTGCGTCTCTAATATTTACAAAGTCAGCTCGTATCATGGTGTCTAAGGCACCTTCTTCAAGCATAGCTTTAATAACATCGTTGTAATCGTACACCTGACCACCAGCTCTAATCATTGTACCTTGTTCTAAACCTGTAGGATTCGCAGCGTTATATCTACCTGCCTCTACTTTATCATGTAAAGAAAACAGTCTAGAGAAAGGAGTCTTTCTAACATTAGGGTTTAAAGCACTCGACTGCATGACAGCACTTGCCTTATCTAACTTAGCCATGTCGTCTACGTTCTCAGCGAATATCTTTCCAGTATCTAAGAAACCTCTAATCATAGCTGCAGGACCTATATCCTCCATAAGAGCTTGAGGCATAGCAGATATGGTGTTAGCTGTATGGAAGTCTAAAGGAAGACGTAAACTTGTAGCTAAATACTTTAAGGTTGTATGAACTGCGTCGTACCATTTTAAAGCGCTCGCAAACTTAGCAGGAGTTCCTTGTCTAAGTTGTTGATGTATAGCTTTGTTCATCTGTCTAGGGGCCAAGGTTATTTGGTGACCCATCATCCTCTTAACATTCATAGCACTAGCTTGTTCTCCTAGTAGTTCTCTAGGTCTTCCGTGTCTAGAACCTTCCTTAATAGCTTCATCCATATTACGCCCTTGCCCTATACTTTGAAGAGTATATTCTAAAGCGGTAAGCCTATCGCTAGGTACTTCAACAATACCTTCCCTAGTTTCTATACGGATCGTGTAAGGAGCGTTAGTCATATCTCCAGCCAAGTCCTCTTCTTTAGTGTGCAGTTGCAAAGCTTTTCTTTTATGATACTTGTCAGTCTCTGCAGCTGCCTGAGCTTTCATAGAAGAAGACGAAGTCTTATCTGGTATTGCGTGATGTCTATAGTCAAACTTATCTCCACTAACTTTACTGTTATAAATACCTTCTAACCTATTCGCCTGCAGGTTCTCAGTGGCCGCAGAGTCAGGATGTCTAACCATCATTCGAACTTGATCTTCTAGTGCCTTCTGTTTTAGATTAGCTACTTTCTCTTTGTAAGCTGCTCGAGACATAGCTGGTTTGTCGACAGCTCTAGCTTCTTTAAGACGCTCAGCTCCAGCTGTAGCTCTATCTCTTAAAGCTTCTAACTCCCTTCGTGTTTCAAATATTATGTCTTCACTATCTCCTATAGCTGTGTACTCAGCTGAATCCTTACGGAAAGCGCCGTATGGTCTATTATCACCCAATGGCTCATACCTGTCTCTAAGACTCATAACATCTTCTAGCTCTCTTCCAGATTGTCTGCTGTGCTCCGTAACTAACTTTTCTTTAAGGTCTTTTAACCTAGCTATCTCTTCAGTATGTGAAGTAGCCCACTTGCCTTTCTCAGGTATTCTAAGTACAGCGCTGAGTTGGCCATTGTTTGCTAAGGCTCTAGCCGGTTCACTATGTATTAGGTTATCTATAAACTTAAGCTCTTTAACATTCAAAGCTTTGTTACTTAGGTCAGACATTAACTTCTCTGCTTTACTTACATTATTAAAGACCTCATTAATCCTATCGTAAGTACGGTTTTTATCCTCACCTATATGGTTGTACAACTTTCTTTGTAGCTCTGTTAACTCCTTTCCAGTCAACCTCATCTCTGCGTTTACTACATCTTCTGAGGCAAAGGTATCTTGTAATCTATCTAAATCTCTCTTAGAAAGTTTAGATGCAGCTAAGAAATCTAAAGCTACTGCTCTATGTCTTAACTGAGGATTACGCGTCAAATCCTGAACCATAGAATCTAATACACCCATCTGCTCCTCTAACTGATGGACGTTGCTTTGACGAAACTCTTCGTTCAGACTTTTCCTATACGTTCTACGCATTGCCTCTAACCTAGGCTCTAATTGTTTTACAAACCTAGCTTTCTTAGCTTGAAGCCTTTGAACTTGGTTAAAAAACTTATTAACACGCTTCTCTTCTTTAGCTAATTTTCCTAAAGTTTTCTTAGCTCTTGCTAATAACTCAGGTCTAAATTCTTTTGGAATACCTGCAGCATCTAGCTGTTCATTAATACTAGCCAAGCGTTCTTTTGTAGTACCTACTACTATCTCAGGGCCATCAGTAAGTTCAACTGTAGACAAAGCTCTTCGAAGTCCAGAATCCCCTGGTCCAAAAGCTGGTATGCCTTGTTCCATGTCTCCTACTCTTGCCTCCCAATTTCTTACAAAGCTGTCGTCTAGAGTTCCTCCTTTAATACCTACATCTCCTTCTTTAATGTTAAAGAGTTGGTTCCAACCCGGAGCAGCTTGGTATTTCCACTCTCCCTGAGCTGGCAAACCTTGTACTTTCATAGACTCTGATGTCAACTGAGCAATCGTAGGCTCTTGTACTCTAGAAGTAGTCATCGCCCCTTCTAAGGTTTCATACATTACCTGCTTCTTAGCTTGGCTAAGATTGGCATTGCCTGCAATATTTAAAACTGCGTTAGGATTTTCTCTTAAGAAATTCTTAAGCTCAGTTGGACTAGGGTTTTTTAATACAGGCTTCTTGTGTTCCTTAGCTGCCTCAATCGTTTGCTTAGTTCCTGCAGAAGACATTCTATCTGCAAATATTAGAGTGACGTCAGAGTCCTTTACATTCTGTACAGTTCTCTGTTTATACCCTACACCTTTTCCCTTTTGACTTAGGCCTCGTACTTCTGTTAAACCTAACTCTGCTAACTCCGCAGCTTGATCCGTATCTGCTTTGGTTGTAAAACGTTGAGCAGCAGTACCTCCTGTAGGAATTCCTCTAGACCTAGCCCAAGATAAACCTAGTTGGTCCGCACCTATTTGGCCACCAGAAATTATCTTTACGTTAAGTCCTGGATTAATCTGTCCTGTAAATTCAGGGAACTCATCAACACCTAGGTTACCTTTTGTTCCTACAGTTTCATCGTATAGTTTCCCTAAACTGTGTTGAGCTTGCAAAGCTTTTTGAGTGGGGACACCAGGCGTACCTGGATAATCTACTGCAAAACCAGGTGCAGAACCCATTTCACCAGAATCTCCTACCATCGCAGGCTTTTCTTTCTCAACCCATCTCATTCCTCTTCCGTGTTGAGCGAACCAAGGTTCTTGTTTACCTGGCGTATCGAACGGATCCCGTTGCTTATTAACCCTATCTACTAACTTTTGAAGAGACTTTGCTTGGTTTACGTTTCCTTTCCCTGCAAACTTGTCAGTTAACCTCATTCCAAAAGTGGCATCAGCAAGTTCTTCTATCTTACCAGGATTCTCTTGAGCCCACTTGGACCACAAATCATCGTAAGCCTGCTCTAATTCTTTAGGGGACATTTGATTAGGAGCATTCTTTCCTTTGTCTGCCTTGGCTTTTTTCAAGTCCCAACCTAAAGACCTGTATCCTTTTACGTCTAATTGGTACGCCTCTTCAATAGTTTTTCCATCTGCAAACTTTGCGTTAAAAGCGCTAAACTGTTTACCTAACTTATCACCTGCGGTAGATACTTCAAACGTACCTACTGGTTCTTGCTTAGGCTTCAGGGTACCTCTTCCTACTTTAGGAGTTACTCCAAGTTTTGTAGCTAGTTCGCCTTCCGGATAAACTTCTCCGTATTTACCAAAGTTTTTATGTAGGCTTGCTATCTCATCATCGTACGTCGCTATTCTAGCGTCTATCAAATCAAAAGGATTAGTAATCTTATCCCCTCTTCTTAAAAGTCCTGAGGTCCTTAAACCAACTAGAGATGCTATAGCAGGGTCAACTCCTTTACTCCTGCCTCGAACTTTAGCTATGTCGTCAGGACTTACATATACCATTCCAGGTTTGTAATCAGCATACCCTTCAGGGCCACGCTTCATATCCACGCCATAATGTGGCTTATCTTTTGGAGTCTTGTGTTTTCCAGGAGGTGCAGAAAGACCCCCTACACCTTTTTTCTGGAAGTAAATTTTAGCTCCTGGAATACCTTTCGCTTTATTACCTCCCACAAAAGCCTGGTCGTACCATTTATTCTTACTCTTATAACGTTTTTTAATTACGGCAGGGTTTAAATCTTTAGGGTCTATCTCTATGTAAGGACCGTGGTCTCCATAAACCACTCTGTTATATTTAGTAGCGATAGCCTTACCATCTGTGGTTTTTAAATTTACTGCCTTACCTATCTCTGATAAACCTGGGTGTTGCTTCGCTATTCTTTCTGCGTCTCTTAATCTGTTAGGACTATTTATAGTAGTAGGATGTTTAGGTAATATGCCTTCTCTTAACCACGCAGGAAATTGTCCTTTCCTATTTAACAGTCCGTGTCTTGTAAGAATTTCTGGTGAAAGGTTACGTGCCTTTAAGAAGTCATACAGGTTTCTTTCTCCCGTTAAAGAAGGTTGAGGCTCTAATAAATTTTTAAATGCCTTTATTAAATCCATCCTCTCAAACTCTTTGTTAGTCATCATGAGTTCCTCTAACATCTCTGTGTCAATAGTCCCATAATCATCTGCCGTGAACCCTAGTTCCTGTAACGCCCCCTCCAATTTCTTAACGTCTTCCTGATCGGTTTTCGCCCCTGTACCCATTGAAGAATTTACGTCTTCTTTATGTTTAAAAAAGTCCTCCGAGTCATCAAGGTCATCTGCGATATTAACCCTCCAAGGAGTTATCTCATCTAAACCATTAAGTGAGAGAGCATCATCTACTGTAAGCCTCGGCCTAGTGTTTGGCTTAGAAAGGTAGTTTTTAAGTATAGCTAGGCCACCGTGTTCTAAATCAGCCGCTACCTTTTGTAGGTCTACACCACTTTCTACTAAGCGCTGTCTAGTATCTGCCCAGTGTTTAGCGTAAGCATCATAACCATCTAGCAAACCTTCATTCTTAAGGTTCTGTTCTATTATAGGTTCTACTGAATTACGTATCTCATTCCTCATAAACCTCGTAAGATTTCTATGAGCTCTGTTAGATAGTTGTATGTCTGGAGCTATTTGTAAAGCTCCACCTACCACACCTTCTAATTGTTTTACCAAATTCTTGTGTAGCTTTTCGTCTAGATGTTGTTGACTTCCTCCGGTAAAGCCTTTGATAACTTGGCTGAGTATTCGTTTAATTCTTTCAGTAAAGTCTCTAGCCCACTTACCTAGACCCATCTCCTTTAAGTTCTTTGTACCTTGTTTAGTTAGTACAGAAGCTCCAATCATCGCAGCGAAGTCTTCATCGCTACTCAAACTTCTACGAGCGGTTTCTTTATCTACTTTAAATCCTTTAGTTGCCCAATCTAGGTAACCTTGAGTCCCTAATTTATTAACAATTAAAGTCTTAGACAACGACAAGTCTTTAAAGGTGTCTGTTTCTCTTAACGCTGACGTAGCTATAGTACTTAAAAAAGCGTTCGCCTGTTCTGTTTGCGCATCTCCTACACCTCTTTTAAGAATCGCACGTCCAATGGCTGTCGTAGGTTTCTGCTTCAACATATTAGAGAAAGCCTGAATAGCTTCTTCAGATTCAGATCCTGATAAAGAATTAATTAACTTAGGATTATTTCTAAATGCTTCACGTAACATTAGGACACCTGACTCGTTCAAGACGTTGTTAGTGTAAAGCTTCTCTAATAAAGTTCTTGCATGGTCAGACCCTTCTAGTGCATTACGGCCATCAACCACCCAGTAGTCTTCAGGCATTAGAACCTGGAAGTCTACCTTGTTATTGTTAGTTGCCCTAACTCCTTTAAGAACTTCTGAGGCTGAGGTCATCTCTGCCCAATGTTCTTTAGGGGTACGCATAAGCTCAGGAATACCTTCTCCTTTAGTAGATAGTGTAGACTTAGTTCCTCTAACACCTGTTGCTAGTATACCTCTTTCAGATCCTCCTTCTACTACATCTATAATTCTACCAGCTACAGCACCGTGCTCTGCTCCGTGCTTTTCAATGTACCTAAACCAGTCTCCTCTATTGATAGCTTCCTGTACCTGAGAGTGGTGAGCTATGATAGAAGCTGTAGGGTCTGTAGAGAATCTCTTATAGTCAGGAGTTCCTGTGATAGCTTCTCTTACTGCCTCTAACTTTTTAACGTCATCGGCAAGACTTGGATGTACGTCTGATGCTCTCTTAGTTACAGCAAGTACTTCGTTGAGTTGATGTACAGTCATAGACCTAGACATCCTTGCTTTAGCAATAGCAGGAGCAATTTCATTCTTGAGTTCTGGTACTAAATCTATAACATCGTTTAGTGCAGTCTCTACTACTCCTAACTCTTCTCCCGAAGCTACCCTTGCAAGATACCCTAGCGGAGTAGCTCCCTTAGGTAATAGGTTATGTTTAACAGCCTGCATTCTAGTCCACGTTCTTTGACTATCTAAAGCATTGAATAACCTTTCTGCAGTATCTATGGTGTTACCATTCTTATCTTTTGACAAAGGTTTAACCAGCGCTTTAGTTAACAAGTCTTGCATAAGCAGCATGTCTTCTTGGAAACCTTCTTTAAAAGTGTCCGGAATACTCTTAGGCATGTTGTTAAGTTGCGTCCCATTTAAACGTACGTACTGATCTAAAGCTGCTTGCCTTGTACGTAATCTTGTTACAACGGCACCTAGATTTTTAACGTCTTTAATTTCATCTCCAAAAGCACTAGAGATATCGTCTAACCTTACAGCCTTACCATCTTTTGTTTCACCTATTATATTTACAGCTTTTGTGTAAGTAGGCCTGAACCTACTACTGTCAGTCATGTCAGGTTTAATAAGAGTGAAGTCTTCCTCGGCTTTCATAATACCTTGAAGCTTCTTAAGAGCTAGGCCATCGGCTTTAACTGCATGAAGAGCTTCGTGTAAATCTGCTTGCGTAGGATTATCTCCAAGAAGATACTTAAACTTACCTTTAAAATCTTTAGCCTTCCCTCCGCTTTCTATAAACTTACTCAGTACGTCATGAGCTTCCCGTAAAGTATGTATGATACCTGGAGAAGCTGCTTCCGTATTAGTTTTCTTTTGACCAAACAGTACCTGTCTAGGGAGACTAGCTATGTGTACACCCTCTAGGTTTCCAGTGGTCTCATTTCTTTTTAATAGAGGAGTCGATCCTCCATCAGATGTTTTCATCTTAGTCCTAGAACCGAACGTCATAAACTGAGGGTCCCCTGCATTAAGTCCAAGAGTTACTACCTCTTCACCTCCTACTTTATCCGCACCTCCTAACTCTTCCCACCTGTTTATTTCTACTCCTAAGTCTAAAGAGCCTCCAGTCATACGAGTAAATAAAGTTTTAGTAGAATCTAGTTGATACTTCTCTACCAACCTAATTGTTTCTACCGAGTCAAGCTGACCTCCAGCTCTAAGATGGTTTAACTTCAGCGCGTCTTCTTTATTTTCGGCAGCAACCTTCTTAACTAAACTAGCATCTATATCTAGGATAGGAACTGAAAGAGCGTCTAACATATCCTGCATTCCTTTAGCTCCGCTAAGTAAGTTTTCTGCTGCAGTTGTTTTCAATAGCTCAACTGTTCCGGCTACTCGACCTCCTAAGAATTCATTTAACTCGTTAGAAAATTGAGCTAAGGTCATCTCACCTGAGTCTAGGTTACTAAAGAAATCAGCCATCTCTTCAGGACCTGTAGTCAGAGACAACTTGCTGTACATGATTTGGTCTATAGCTTCTTCTGTGTAAGAACCTTGCTCCGCTAGTTCATCTCTTAGTGCATACAGCCTATGGGCCATTGCCTCAATAGCCTGGCTAGTCATAGCCTCTTGTCTACGTGCAAAGGTTTTCAGATCCTCTGCTCCTTGAACACCTAAGTCGTTCTTAAACATCTTGGTGTACATGGTTCGTAGTTGTTTACCTAGGTGATACGACTTGCTATTGGCAACTTTAGAATCTACTCTTAAAGTTTCAAAGTCAAGCTGACCTACGTTTGTATCTAAAGTACCTAACTCTTTCCTAGTAAGGAAGGTAGATAACTGTGATTTAAATGCGTTTATCTCCTCTGCAGCACTTGCTTTGGAGGAGGCAAAAAAGAATTCGCTTGCTCCGTCCTCACCGAATCTCCTCTGCACCGCTTGCCTAAAGGTAAGATTCTTTTCTTTCGCCTCTCTTTTAATTTGTTCAGCTACTATATCAACGTGCTCACTCATCTGTCTTTGAGACTGAGTGATGTGTACTTTGTTACCTTGCTCGTTTAATATGTAGGCCTGGTTGTATATCCTATCTGCGGTAGTACCATGCACCTTGGCTTTGTCCACAGAATTCATGAATGGTTTCGCACCATCTACCATATACCTAGCTACTGCCCTAGGAAGAGCACCGTCTTTAAGACCTTGACCAAAGTTTTTAACTACGCTCTTAGTCTTTTCGTTAGCAACTCTTAGTCCAGCGATGTTATTAAGTACTGGGTCTATAAGTCTATAACCTAGTTTTAAAGGAGTACCGTAAGTACGTTTAAGTACATTACCATACCAATTCATCCAGCCATCATGCTTAGCTAAGAATGCTGGAGGTTTAATGTAAGCTCCAGGTATAAACAAGTCTAGCAAGGGAAGGGTTAGCCCCATCTCTCTCTTCCTTCCGTTCTTCATTAAGTTGTTTAAAGATCCGGATAGTAATTCCTTATCTGTCTTTGTGTCTCCTAACTTAAGCAGTCTTTTTTGTAGTACGTCTAAATCATCTAGCTCTTGAAAAGATAGCTTCTTACCTAGAACGTTTCCTGCTTCATCTAAAAATCCTCCGTTCTGCTTAGCGTGGTCTATGCCTTTAACCAAATCACTTACAGCTGTCTTATCATGTATAAGCTTTTCAGCATCAAGACCTAACTTAGGTTTAGCTACATCATCTAATCTACCTGCTCCATAGTGTGCAGCTCTATGAAAATGCTCTGTGTTCTTAACGCCTGAGAAAGCTTTGCCTGTTGCTTTAGCAGTCCTAGCCAATCCTGTAAGGCCACTGGTCGCAAATGCTAAAGGGTCTGTCAATATAGACATACCTATCTGAGCTCCTAAGTGGTCTCCAAACAATTCGTCTGGCATAACGGTGTTCTTATTATCGAAAGCCATACCTAGGATAGGTAGTAAGGCAGGGTCTAACAAACCTTGCTTACTCCACAAATCTATATCTTCTTCCTTTGCTGCTCTCCACATACGCCATAAAGGTTGTTGAACAATACCGAACGTAGTATTAAATACTTTGTCAATAGTTCCGGGCTGCTGCTTAGGCCTTGCCCCTTGAAGAAGTGCTTGTGGGTTTCTATATCCTCCAGTCATTATTCTGATTCCTCTATGTCATAGGTGCCTGCTTCAACTTGATAGGCTAGGTAACCTAATCCCATATTATATAAAAATTGTGTTGCTATTTCTTTATTAGGTAGCATGGTTAAAGCTTTATGTATTCTCTCAGCTCCTTGCAGAACTCTATCTGCTTTATCAGAACCTTCACCTGCTTTCATTAATTCGCTAGGGTCTCCAGCATTTAATATCTGTTGAATAGTAGGAGGTCCGAAACGTTCTCGTATCTCCTTCCTACTTGCTATTGGGTTTGGCGGTTCTAAAAATTCTGAAGTTGTCCAACCTTTTACAGTCATATCTACACCTAGTTTAACTGCAGAACCTAAAGCTTCTAAGTTTCTTGGAGCATTCTCTTTAAACTTCCTTATAAGAGTTTCAGCTGAATCTCTAATTCCTCCAGAAACTCCTAATCCAATTTTCTGAGCTCCCCAACCTATTCTATCAGCTGCTCTACCTGCACCTTTAACTACATTTTTAGCCAGTGCTTGTACAATAGTATTAGTATCTTCGTCGTTAGCTTGCATAAGCCTTCCGTTTAAAGTCTTCATATGAGGCGGTTCCTCCATTACAGCGTGTGCTCCCAAACCAGTTCTTACAGCCATGTCAAAAGCTATTTGTTCTTTAGCAAAGGCCACGAGTAGTGGGTTCCTTGCGATAGTATCTACGGTACCTTGGGTAATGTTTTTACCTGTAAAAGATGCGTAAGCTCTTAAAGCATCGCCAAGCTCCATGTCCATCATATGTCTGTATGTCTCACCTATTAAATTTTCTCTGTTTACTAGGAGACCGTTCTGCTTTCTTGTGTAAGCTTCTCTAGCAGCTGGATTTTTTATTTGACTAGCTAAAATTTCCTCTTGAACAATATTAACATATTCAATAGCTCCTAGTACGCCGTTCTTATTTATCCTAGCTCCTTGTAGGTGTTCGGTTACACCTTGTAAAGCGCTTTCTCCTAAACCTAAGGCAGAGATTCCAGTACCTATAACATTGGTACCTCCTTGCCCTGGTGCTCTAGGAAGTAAGGCTATATCCTCTGCAGTCATACCCATTTGCTGAGCCATGTGTATTTGTAAATCAGAAATTCCCTCGGTCAGGCTTGAGTACAAACCTGTTGAGAAGTCGGTAGCCATAATCGTATCACCACTCTGACCTAAAAGCATTTGCATAGGCGCAGCTTGGAGAGTTTGATTGATTAAAAGGTTAGCTTCTTGAGTGGCTTCCCAACTAACCAACCTCTCTTTTAGCATAGTTCTAAGTCCTATCTCTGAGTCGTCTAGACCCTCTGAGAATTCTTTAACATTTAAAAGTTCTAAAGCTCCCTCAGCTTGTTGCATTAAAAACTTCTGCTTAGCATCACCCTCTTGTCTAAACTGAGCGCTCCTACTTTGAAGCTCCCAAGCAAACCTTTCAGACTGGTTCTTAATTTCTCCAGTAGATACAGTGTTAGTTGTCGAATCATACACAAGGTTATCGACATCTAAAGTTATTAGTTGTTGGGTCCTTGGGTCCATGAGAACCCTGAGTGTGTCCGCATCCAGATACTTATCCCACTCATTGGTGATAAGAGCTTCAACCCAACCTGATCCTCTTATAGGTATAGAATCAAAACTTCCTTTGTACTTTTTAAACGTTTCTATAGCTGGAGCAAATCTATCCTGTAAACGACCTATAGCACCTATAACTGATTCAGGATTGTTATCCATGTCAATCCCTACTAGTCCTATCATCTCCAGAGTTTTAAGTCCAAACTCCGCAGGTATTAAGCTGGCGTCCGTAAATACATCTGTCCAGCCTGGAGGATTGTTTCCTACTTGGGTATGGTCTAACGCCATCAACGCTTTTCCTATGTCAAGTAGTAAGCCTTCTTCGTTTGAAGAAAACAAAGCTTGAACGTTAAAACTATCCTCTTGCTTGTCTGCAAAATCTCCTAGAGTTGTAGCTCCATCGCTCTGAGGTTTCCAATCTTTGCCTGCGCTACCGTAAGCCTGTGCTTGAATCTCTGACCAACTAGTTGTCACAGCTATTGCTCCAGGTGTAGTAGGGTCTGCAATTAAATTCTTTCCTTCTGCCTTAAGTCTGTTGACTACCTCATCAGGAAAATAACCTGTAGATAAATAAGCTGGGGAAGTTACAAAGTCTGCAAACTTCTCTATGTTTGCTGGAACCGTAGCTAAAGGAGTTAAGTCCTTTATTAAAGCTTCGTTCCAACCTGCTGGATAACCAATGATATTACCCATCTCATCTGTAGTAAACTTACCTTCCGCTACTAATTTGGCAGTCTCACTTCCCGTACCTAGAACACCTAAGTCTGTTGCCATAGTTTGAAACTGAGTCTTTAAATCTCTTACGGCTTTAAACTGTATCTTCTGTTGACCGGTAAAAGTTTTGTAGTCAGCTAAGTTTCTAAACGCAGGCAGAGCTTTTTTAATTAGCTCTTCTCCTCCGTCTTGTTTATACAGGTTAGACCCATGAGTCTTTAGCAACTCTAACTCGTCCTTAGTTAAACCTGCAGCTTCTAAAGCTTTTTTATATTCTTCCTGTGCTTGTAAGTCTTCTCCCTCTAAACCCGTAGCTGCAGCTAAAGCATCTAACTGTTGAGAAGCGTTATCTAGTATAGTTTTCTCTATACTATATTTAGACCCTGAAGCATTAGCCTCATCAAGCAACTTGCCATAAGCCGCTGATGTTTTGTTCCAAGTCTTCAACGCATTTCTTATCTCTTCGGTAGTAGAAGGCCACACTTGTCCTGTAGTCGTCTGTACTCCTGGCTTTAAACCAGCTAGGGCGGTATCATCCTGCGCCTTTTGATATGTAGTTCTTTGATTATTAGCGAGGTTCATTGTATCTTGAACTCCCATGTGTCCTACATCTAAGTCACCTACCTCAGGTGCAAGGATGTTTATCCCTGTAGTTTTACGAGTCATCTCTGCTGCAGCTATCCAGTTATCTTGATACCACTGAGTTAACTCTTCACTTCCCATAAACATAGAAGGACTCTTCGTAAGGTTTTCAAAGTTCTGTTGTTGAATAGAAAATGCAGTCTTTATTTTACCTAGGTTATGAGTCTCTTCTTCCCGCTTAATCCTGTCCTGGTTCATATCCATAGATACCATCCAGTTAAGTTCTTCAGGATTAGTAGCAGAACGATACGCTTTTATTTGAGAGCTTGAAAAATGTCCTGAGTTTTCCATCCAGTCGAGCTGGTCTTTAACAGTTTGAGCACTCTCTATTTTTGCGAACGCTTCTCTAGCATCTGCATCAGACATACGAGCAAGAGCGTCTACTCCTCCAAGCTTAGCAATACTAGCTGCTGAATCTGGATTCTCGGTTAAGAATAGTTGGTACTTCTTAGCCCTAGATAACATAGCGTTATATCTAGCTAAAGCATCTTGTTGTTGCTTCAGTACACCTGGAAGATTCTCTGTTCTATTAACTACATCGAAACCCCCTACTATACCTGCAGATAAAGCTTGACCAAGCATGAGTCCCCAGTTAGGACCTTGCTCCATCTTAGAAGAAGCATCTCGCATATCCCTAGCTTGTACTGAAGCATCGGCAGCAGCCTGAGCTTCAGCGAAACTAGACCTTGGTTCAGCGGCCTCTTTATCTTTTGCGAGTACAGGGTTCCCTTCGTAGTCAGTTAATTCTGGGTCTGGTATATCATTTAGTGGGTCTACTGCCATTGTTTATTCCTCCGGATCGTCTCCGCCACCGCCAAAGAAGAACTCTGCTCCTGAGCCAAACATACCTCCAGCCATTGATGAAGCTACGCCTCCTAGGAGACCTGCGGCGAATGTAGGTTGGTCAGCCATCTTAGCTGCTTCAGCCATCATCTGAGCGTGACCCATTACCTGTTGTGATTGTAGGCCACTGACCGCTTGTAACTGAGCCATGCCCATGTTACCTCGTATCTGACCTTGTTGTGAAAGAATCTGCATAAGAGCTTGACTGTTTCGTTGTGCCTCTTGAGCTCGTCTACTTGATTCCATTTGATAGCCTTGTGCTGCAGCTTGAAGCTGTCCTTGAGAAGCTTGAAAAACACCTGCTCCTCTTAGACCCATACGTTGCTGAGCCTTAGCCATCTGTCCTTGTTGTTGCTGCCTTAGTCCTGAGGCTAGAGCAAACTCTGCCATCGGATCTCGGAACCCACGCTTTCTTCTTAGAGTAGCTGCCTCTTGTTCAAAGGGCTGTAGGGTGTCCTCCATTAAGGTGTCATAGCCAGCTCGGGTTTCATCTACTATTGCACCCATTCTGCTATACATTCTATTTGCGTTCTCCTCCATGGCATCACGCATCTTATTACTTGTTAAAAACGACATATTAATACTCCACTATTAGGTTGATAGGCTTTCCTGCCTCTTGGTTGCTTGTGACTGAAAGCTTACCGCTCTCCTGTTTTAAATCCGAAGACACCCCGTCAGAGGATAGTACCCTCCTAGGTTGTGCTCTTCTTGGGTTGTTAAGTTCTACCTTCTCACCTGGGCCACGGCTTATTGCTTTTATTACAACACCTTCCGTGTCGTTCCACTTACTTCCGTGGGCGACTGGTTGATTATCTTGATCTACTTTACTGCGCATTTGGTACCGTAATATCTATGTCCACATGAGAGATAGCGGTAGCTTCCGGCTTTCTATTCCGCAAGATACCTCTTAGGAAGCGACCTCTAACGTCACCTCCGACTGTCGTGTCATTAACAGCGACAGTAACGAACTGAGCGTCGGCGATAGATGTACGAGTTCCCGCCATAGGAGAACCCGCAAAGCCTACCTCTACGCCCGATCCTGACTGAATACTTATTTGAGTTTCATTAATCATTGAAGATTCTGCACCCGTATCTATGTATCCAGAGTCTACTATCATACCATCAGAAGATGCTCCGAAGTATATAGTAGCTGCACCATCTGCTATTGAGTCATGTGCTGCCACTGTTATAGTAGTTGAATTAAAAGCACTTATTGTAGTGTCTTGTGTCGAACCTGCTGAGTCCACAATTCCTATACGCATATCTTTGTGAACCTTAGTCTCTAAGTTACCATCAGTTGTGAATACAGCTCCACTGATAGTTCCTGTGTTTGATGCAGGCGTATCAGTCTGTACATCATCTCCGTATACTGAAGTGTTACCTGTAGAGTAAGAACCACTAACGTTTACCCATTGGTCTGTTCCAGTAGAAGAATCACCTACAGCTAATGCGTATCTCTTCTCTACTGTTACTTCTCCTGTAGGAATAAACAGTCTTAAAACGTCTCCTGTATTCTCATCTATTATGAAAAGACTTTGTAGGTTAGTGCTGCAAGCTAAGCGTACATTGCTGTGTGTTGGTAATAGGTCTTGGAAAGGAGTACCTACGTCTGTAGTTTTAAAATCTACCTGTCCTACTCTATCCATTAACCATAGCCTACCATTAAAGGCGTAGACTTGACCTGACATCTCTACGCTTGCTCGAGGTGAATAAGCACCTACGCCTCCGCCTAGAGGGAATTCTGTTTCGTTTCCAGGAGCTCCGATTAGGGCTGTAGTCCAATCCTGACCGAACAAGTACAAGGTGTCGCCTGTTGATCGACAACCTACTAACTCACTTGCTCCTCCTCCACCAGATACTCTGGCATCGTATATCATGTCGTATGGGAAAGTCTCCCAACCGAATGGTCCTGGTTCTGTGTAATACACCCTGTTGTTTTCTCCTATAACACCTACTTGACCTTGCCATGTAAAGAATTGTTTTATCTTATCTGGTACAGCGAAGTCAGTCCACGGTGCTGCAAAGCCTAAGGCAGAGTTAGGGGTGTCATCTATAAAGTGTTTAGTATCAGACGGCACTCTAGCAAGGAAGTATAGCGGAGCATATCTCACACTATCTAATGCTTTTTGAACGTCATCTTCTACGTCTATATCAACTATACCTTGAGTAATCGTACGGAATAATTCTATAGCTGCTATGTCTGGACGAGGAAGTTCTGGGAAAGCTACCGCGTTAGTTCCAGTCTCTGCTGTATGCTCATCTTGAAGCATACTGTTGTTATCTAACTCTAAGTTACCTAGATCTGAAGAACCACTAGCAGTACCTACATTCTTAATTAAAGTACCACCTTCTACAGTTAAGTCTCCTTTTATCATTCTCCAATAGGCCAGTAAGTTGCCCCAATCGTCAGGAGCTACTCGGTTAGATACGTTCCATCCGTTAGGTCCTGGTTCTCCTGTGTGACACTTAGGACCTTGACCATCTGCCCAGATTCTAAACTCACCTACATAAACATCTACATCATTGTTAACTCCATCCGTATCTGGAGAGCCTCCTATATGTATCCAGTTTTTAGTTGCGTCAGAAGTTGCTTCCGCTTCTGTCCACTGTGCGTCGGTCTCCATAATAGGAGTATCAAACACAACGTTACCATTTATAGCCATGCCCTCTATGTACAGGGCTGGGTTAGAACTATCTCCTACCTTATGACGTAGTTGTATGCTATACATATTCCACTCATGGAAATCGTTTACAAACTCGTGATCTGATATACGTGCAAAGTGGGTGTCAGTTCCTCCGCCTGGAATCTCCTCGTTAGATATGGTGTAAGCAGCCTTACCCATAGTTTGTAGAGTAATACTTCCTGCTCCTCTATTAGAGTAGTACAAAGCTAACGGCATATTAGATATGGCAGAAGAAGAGGTCTTATTACCGAAGGTAAAGATAGCGTTCCTCTTAGTCTCTGCGTGTGCAACCTCTTGTTCAAAAATCTTAGCCTTTACTTTAGCAGTCCTTGTCCTGTAGCTGTTCCATAGAAGTCCTGCATTTCCATTAGGGTTTGAGTCCACGAAATGGTCTTCCTCTTGTGCGTTGTCTGACCAATCGAAGTGCGCATCAATTACATTCCCTGCATACAATGCTCCTCCAGGTTGAGCTGAATTCTTTAAGTACCCATGTTCTCTAAGCATAGTTTCAGTAGGCGCTACACTCCAAGCTCTTGCATGGAACTGTACGTCTTCTGGAAGCATAGGCATTAACTCATGATTAGAGTAAACCCTTCTGCCGTCGTCAGTACTGTAACCGGCCCAAATCAGGTCTCTAGGTCTATCATACGTACTCGAAGAGCCGCACCAATAGCCCCAATTAGCACTTCTTTCTACTTGTCCATCGGTGCCTATTGGAGGAACAGAATAGCTATATGACCCTACACCTTTAACTATAAACTGCGTATTGTCAGGATTCCCTGGATTAGACCAACCTGCAAAGAAATCGGTACTGCTATAAGTACCTGACGTTCCTCCATGTCCGCTATACCCTGATAGCTGAGCTTCCATAGTTCTTCCAACTAAGACATGCCACTTCTCATCCGTTGCATTGTGGACATAAACCTTCAAATCATCGTCTTCTCTAACAACAAAGAGAGAGTAGTCTTTATTGTATTGCCAACAAGTATGGTCATTATCAGTTCCTCCGGTACATTCACTCGCATCAGTAAAGGTTATCCACTTCATATTAGACTGTGGTCCGAATTGACCCTCCGCTAGACCTGCAGAACCATGCTGGTGAAAATGCTCATACCGTTCTCTTGCTATACCTATTACTAGTCTGGTGTGGTTATCGTCGCTATTACCATATACACCCCTACCAGTGCTGACTTCATTAGTCTTGGTTACCCTACGGGCCCATTTACCTCTAGTTGATGTTGCGCTACTGGTACCTCCAGTCATTAAATACGCACACATGGCTGGGTTTGTTTGGTCAGACCTACCGTGACAAGCATTTCTATGCATTCCTATCCTTTCACCTATAGAAAAGATACCCATGCCTGGGTAATAGCCGTTGTAGTAATAAGAGGTGCCCCTATCAAACGTACTCTTTCCGCTATATTTGAACGAGGTTTGTATAGCAAAGTCTTGGTTAAGATCCATTTGGAAGTTACCGGTTCTCCAATACTGTCTTCTCTGCTCGTGTGTACTATTACCGTTACTACTTGTAGATTGTAATCCTCTTCCCCAGATAGTCTCTGGCATCTCGTCCACGTCTAACTTCTCTACCTTTGCAAAGCATTCAACTACTATACGTTTCTCATCGTTTACTGTGCCAAAGATATCAGTAGTACCTGAGTCAGCTTGAGCGTGAAGATGTCCTCCTTTAGTAGACTTTATAAAAGTTTCTCCCATTTCTGAGACACCATCATCAGCTCCAGAAGAGGAGCCAATAATAAATCTTCCTGCTGTTGAATCTACATAAGACGGATCTAGTCTACGGATAGGTCCATAGGTTCCGTCGCTAGTTACGTATCTGTAGCCATAACTTGCTGCTCCTTCTAAAACTCCAGGAGCTGTGGGTTGAACAGATACATTACGCCAAGGTGAAGGAACACCGTACTCTCTTACGCTTTCTGCTTCTTCATCTATTACGTGTCCTACATCACCACTAGCTACTAAAAGTTTTGAACCTATACGTAATACCTCTGCATCTTTCTTAAATGCTAGAGCCATACGTTGTTTGCCTTTAGTAAATCCTGTGACGTTGCCTTCTCCTAATACGTGACCGCCAGCTACTGCAACATAGCTACCGTCATCAAGAGGACCTGAAGCGTGACTACAAGAGCCACCTACATCGCTTTTAGCTAGTCCATGTAAGCCTGTCTTTCTAGTTGATTTGTCCACGAAAGATGCGCCTTCCATATAAACAAGCGCGTCATCTGTAGCGCCTAAGTCCTTAGTAACCTCTCCTTTGTACATCGCAAACTTAGTTAAAGTTCCGCAGTACTTAGTTCCTGTATCTGCAGCAGCTGAACCCACCCATAGTTTAGGAGGGTTATTCATGTCAAAGTAAGGAGGTAACCATGTAGCTATAGTACTAATCCCTCCATCATCGTAGTCTCCGTCATGTATTATGTATAACCTTTCGTCAGCCGTCTTAGTAGCGAATATCTCAAAGTCTGGATTAGACCTAGTTAATAACGTCCCACCATCATCATAGGTGTGGGTAGTTCCACTAACTGTGAAGGTTAAATGCCCAGAAGAGTTTATTGCTAATACACCTAAATCGTCGAAGTCCAAAAGTGTCTGAGCTTTACCCTCCTCTAACAAGGTACCTTTAAGATAGAAGGTATATGAGGCAGAAAACAAAGCAGATCTATTCTTAGCTGTAAAGAACTGCTCAATGTCCTGAGTCATTTGAACCCTGAGCGCAGAGCTTCTACCATTGAATACAATAGAATCTGCAGCCGCAACAGGAGGTGACGGATCACAAAGTAACATATCAGTATCATTAGTTACTTCTGAACTGACAGCTTGACCACCTGCTGAAAGTAGGTAGTGGTTTTGTAGGTTTGTACTAGTAGGAGTTCTGTCAGCATATAAGCCTTCGGAGTCTGAAGTGTTCTTAGCTCCTGTGTATATAGCCAAGTTAGATATTACATGAGGTACGTGAGATACCTTAGTTTTCTCTAATACGCTATTACCTAACAGCTCTACAGTAAACTTATCTGTTGCTACAGGAGCCTTAGTAAACTCCTCTGCAGCATCTGTTGACGAATGCATAATGAACTTATCATTTGAATCGTCATAAGTAAGTACCAGATTAACTACAGTACCTTGAGTCTTAGCAGTGTCTAATGCTATGTCAGTAGAAACGTCACTACTGTTTAATCTTCCCCCTGCTTTTATAGTACAAGTGGTTGCATTGTTATACTCGCTATAAACTTCCCAGTAGTTATTATTGTCTTTTACTACACTAAGTATAGGAAGTCTATTAGCAACTGAATCTACTTGTTTAGAATCTAGATGCAATCCTACCTTAAGAGAAAAGGATATAGTCCAGCTTGCTGAAGCCGTTAAAGGTTGTGTACTAAACCAACAAGCTCTTTCGTCGTCACCATCTACTACAACGCCTAGAGCGTTAGCCTTATCATCAACACGAACAGATCCATGTCGGCGATTAAGCTCTAACATATTAGTAGGATCTGTTTCCTGCTTAAGTAATACAGCCTTATCATCTCCTGCAGCCTGAGCTACACGATTCATAGGCTTATTGTCGAAACGTTGTTTTGGCATTATGAAGCTGGTCCGATTGGAATAACTGTAAGCACACACTCGTGTACTGTTAGGTTTCCTGATGATGTTCCACTAGAGTGAGTAACCTCTAACGTTATTACATCTGTAGCAGCGATAGAAGTTAAAGCATGTCCAGCGACGTTAATCTTTCCGTCAGCTGCACCTGATTGTTCGTGAGCATAAGAACCTGCAAGAGCGCTACCATCATTAGCTAATCTTGCTCCTAAGTGTCTAGCACCTGTGTTGTTAGACATAGTTACAGAATACATAACCAAACATATGTGAGGATTGTTTACTGTAATCTGATCGCTACTGTGTGATTCTGTGGTTCCTTGTCCTAGGCCAGAGACTGCAGAGAATCCCGTAACCTTAGTCCACGTGGAGCCTATTGCCCCTAAGTTATTAGTAACCCCTGTGCCTGTTATACTTCCTGCAACTGGTTTAATCAGTTGGTCTACAGTTACCTTAGTTAGATAACCTGAGGAAGTGTCACTGAGGGGAAGAAGATCCGCCTTTGCTAAGTTAGCAGGGGATGCTGTTAAGTCGCCGACTAGTACCATATTAATAAGTTGATGATGGGTCTTGGTTATCAGGTATAGGAAAAGCTTCTATCTGTTTAAAGATATCGCTAGTCATCCTACCGCCTGTGTGATCTGTAAGTTTTGCGTAAGCCTTGTTTGAAGTAACAGTACCGGAATACGGATTATCTGGTGGAGGGTCTGAAACAGGGTCTGAGTCTGCAGGTATTGGAGGCGGATCGCTATAACTATCTTCTGCAGGAACATCAGTATCATCTTCAGGATCAAACTCTGGAGGATAACCTCCGTAGTTCTCCAAGAAAGGAACGCCATCTCTACCGCACGCATTAGCCCATCTACTACCTCTATAACAATCTATAGCATCATAAGCTCCTGCGTAATCATTTTTAATTACATAGCTTACACTTACCATTACCTTGTCGTTATCAACATCTTGAGCCTCTAGAAAATCTGAGTATATGAAGATGCCGTTAGGTGCATAGATGTGGGGGCCAGTATTGTCTGGTGGTGTGTATTCGTCTGAACCACCTGAATCCGTAGTATTAAACGGAAGTAAATGTTGTTGAGTCTCAGGGTCGAATCCTACAGGTTCTTCTGCTGCTGTACTAAACACAGATACAAAACACTGCGGTCTTTTAGTAGCGTCCTTAAAGTGTCTTGGTGTTACTTTAACGTGTAATATAAAAGAAGGGAACCGAGTTATTTCGTAGATGTCCCCGCCACCTTCCAGCAGTACCGACTCGGTAACTACTGACAAAGGGTGATAACTACTTGTTGTGTTCCAACCTATTGTTTAGTCCTCACTGAACGATTAGAGCCTGTAGCTCTTATTTGATTGAATGTATCTTTCTTAGAGTTTTCAGCTAGACTCGCTTCTACAGAACCTATGTTTCCTGACCAATCTAAGAAAGCTTTGCGTGCTCTTTCTAGTACAGCGTCTATCGCTGCTTCCGGGATATTAATCGTCGTAGAGCCTGTAATGCGGTCTTTAAACCCGTGGCACTGAATAGCGATGAGCTGAGATTCAGTAGGCGCGGGTACCAAGTTGATATAAGATTTTTGAGTGCCTTCACAATAACCTGTGGTATAAAATTGAGGTACGCCAGTAGTATCTGGGTACTGAGCAAGAATGCGAGTGCTAGGCTCAAGGTGATAATCGCTGTCAGGTAGTGTTGCATAATAAACCGTACCATTAGGGATATGGATAGAGCGTCGCGTGACAGTAGCGCCTCCGCTAACTGCCGATTCGATTGGAGCACCTACATCAATAACTGCTCCGTTAATGTCAGTAACTAAATAAGTATTGCTACCGATAGTTAAGATATCACCAGGGAAGACGTAAGCTGGAGTAGTAGTAAAAGTAATTTCGCTTGATCCTGCACTGTGTGCATTCACTGTGAGCGCCAAATCCCCATAAGTCCTCCCTAGTAATGTTTGACTGGTTAGCCCGGGCACGCCATCAGCGTAAGCCCGAGCAATACCAGAATTAATAGCTTCTGTAATTCTACTGTCACCTAGGGACACAGTCTTAGCAAGACCTAGTCTATGTCTAAGTCGAGTCTCTAAGTCAGTTACAGTAGTCATCTATTAAGCAGCAACAGTTTCCATTCCTGTGATGATGAAGTTAGAACGGCGACCTTTATCCCAACTCAACTGACGTTTCCATTGGACACGCTTGTAGAGGATTGGTAATTGGTGCGCTAGTTCCATATCACCTACAGATTCAAACATACCCACTTCATCGTGAGGCATTGCGCCGCCACGCTTAGTTAAGTTAAGACGAAGAGAGTTGAAGTTTAAGCCAAGTAGAGGAAGTGCGGCTGTATCGTATGAAGCTGGGTTCCAGATTTGATCTGCGGCTAGGTAACGGTGCCAGTCGATGTTTAGACCACCGAATGGGATTGTACCTTCCTTACCCATGTTAGCGCGTACCGGATCTGGTAGTGCGCCATCAATACGTAAGGCTGCAATAATTCCTGTAAATACACCTAGTGTAGTCCAAATGTCTGTAGGACGTTCGGTCTCACTGTACGTAGAAGTCAAGATAGCAGTTTGAAGAGAGTTAAATAATGCCTTACCTTCCGTCGCAGTGTTGTAGTTGAAGGCAGTACCTGACCCGCCCCAAGCTTCTAAGTGTGGTTGGTCATACTCAGCTGCAGGGAAGTCACTCATCTTGATGCCAGCAAACATTTTGTCTTTAGCATCAAAAGAAGTTTCGCTTCCGCCACCATCGATGTCAACGCCAGAGTTTTGAGTTCCGCCCATTAAATATGAAGGTAGGTTCGTTGGGATACCTGCTTCATAAATACATTGGTCGTCTTTCTGGCCAGAGCCTGAAACGTCAGTTCTACCATAAGTAGTGTCGCCGTAGAAAGGTGCACGATAACGAGCCTCACCATCATTGTTTTGCTCACCTAGAAGAAGTAGTTTTTCTTCACGGTTAAACAAGTCAATCATAGTCATCTTGATACGAGTATCAACATAGCTCACCAAATCACCTGCAGGCATAGCTTGCGGGAAGTTGATGTTGATTGCGCCAACTGGCATAGTGAATTGGATCTGACTTAACGGATCCTTAGCTTTGGTCTCGAAGTTATACTTAGCAGTATCCGATGAAGCTGTTGCAGAAGTCGCGCCCATATCATCTGGAGTGAAGTACGTGATGTCTTCAGAACCAGTAGATGCAACTGGGTGGCGAATACCTTCAGCATCGTTTACAACGAATACTCGACCTTTGCCATTAAGAGTTTTGATGAACTTCTCACCGAAGTCCGTCACAGTAGTGTGTACGTCTGACGTTCGAGTGTCAAGAGACATCGAAGCTAAAGTGTCTAGCGTACGTGTGTAAGTTGAAGAGCGTGGAAACGCCATAATAAAATTCCTTTTGTAAGGGGTAAATGAATTAAAACGACAAAAGGCCACAAGAACCGAAGTTCCTATGACCCTTTACGAATTACTTTGTCTTACTCGCCTATCGCTTTGCGCATCTTCTCCAAAACTTTCTCATCATGCGTCATCGGCACTTTGCCGTCCTCTCCTGGCTTCACTATTGGAATGCCTTGAGAAGGAATCATGTTGAGAGGTTTGGCATCAGACTCTTGACCCCTAGCAGTTTCACCACCACCTACAAGTCCTGCAGTAGCAGCTATGGTCCTAATACCAGCTCTACTACGTAGAATCTCAGGAGTCCAATCGCCTTTGTCTAAGCCCTCGTTATAGGCCTTAGTAAAGTTATCGTATCCTTCGGTTCCCTTAGTAGGTTTGATATTAATCTCAGCTAAAGTGTCAATGAATTGGTTTCGAGCTTCTGCTTTCCGTTCAAGTTGCTGATTGTTTTTATCAATCATGTTCTGAACATCAGTAGCGGTGTAATAGTCACCCGACTCAAGCTTCTTGTCCATTGAGGACTCCCAGCTTTTGCGAGCATCTGTAACACGCTTGTCGGCAGTACTTTCAACCTTTTTCGCAACTAGATCGGCTAGTCGTTCAAAAGTATCATCGTCAAGGGTTTTACCTTTTAAATTGTCTAAAGAGCTAATAGCATCGACGTCTTTTTCTACAGAGCTATCAATAGCCCCCAGAACCGGATCGTCTCCGCTTTGGTTTTCTGCTTCGGTCATTTTTCTTTTTCTTTGGCATAATAATGCACAACTTGTTAATAGAGGGCTACCCGGAAGCTCCCTCCGAAAACGCTAGATTATAGCGAGTTTGTGAGGCTCCAAACTAACACCTACCCGTAAGCTGCCCTAGTTTGGCTACCTGCTAAAGCTACTCTAGAGAAGAAGAGGAGACTTAACAGATGTGGGCATTATATCATTTAGTAGTCAACATGTCGACTAATTTTGGGTTTTCTTTAAAAAGCATAAATATAAGCTGGCTAACAAGATAGACGTTCTGATGTGATAGTCTCATGTGACAGAAATCGTCCCAAACATGCGCGATTTCATGAAGCAGAGTAACGAGCTGTTGCTCCTGCGTACCTGTAGAATCTACACGAATAGTCAGCTTAGTACCGTCCCAATCCCCATATACTTCGTCCTTCTCTAAGATTGGTTCGTTAATTACCTTTATTGTGATTCCAAGAATGTTTAATTCTTCAGGAACCATTCCGCTTGGCTTTAAGTTTGTCTGCGGCTCGTTTGTGCAAGGCAGCATAGTTTTGATCTTGTTGGGTTTTGTATCCACCTGTATCCATGCTGAGTCCATTACGCTCATAAGCCCTTATCATCTGCTTCTCAGACTTTACCACATAGTCAGGATTACTGGGATTTAGTTGGTATATCTTCTTACCATCTGCCCAAGTGTGTTTAGTTCCACCCATACTAGTGAGTTTATCGTCTGAAGGAATAGGTCGTATATCAGAAGCATCGCATGGACAACCTGCCTTCTGAGCTGCAGACCAACCCGCAGCCTGCAGAGTATGCTCACAGTTTGTGCATTTGTAGAGACTGCGGGGGATCAAACTAGACCACCTCCTCCTCCGAGTAACGGAGTCTTATCAATAGGGAACAAGGAACCGCCAGGACCACCTGGGCCCATAGCGCCAGCATCCATCATAGCACCAACGTCAGCACTAGGTTGCCCTTCTGGACCAAAACCTGGAACCATTGATTGTCCGCCTGCTTGTTGCATTCCCATCTGAGCCTGCATTAAGAAGTCTTGGTGTTTAACTATCGCATCTCTCAAAGCTGCCACAGGAACTGATATTGCATTATTTTGTCCTATTGCCCTATCAAGTATTGCGGTGTAATAGCCGATATGTAAGTTATGGTCATCAGTTTCTTGCACAAGTATTTCACCTCCATTCTCAAGGAGATTAATGTATCTATCCTCTGGACCCTGTTCAACAACTGGAGCATCGAGGTAAGCATCCACATTCTCAATTCCCATAAGTAGAGCTACTCTTCTTAGTGACTCCCTAATGATTCTAGGCATGGAGCCTTGGAACTGTAGGAAAGCGTTACTAAAGATAGTTACCCAACTTAGGAGTTGGTCTGCTTCGTTTTGCTTACTCATGTGTCCTAGTTCGACAGGGTCTACACGGAATTGGAAGTCTGCCATCTTAGCGGTAGGAACCATTATCTCGTTAACTACTCCGTTGTCAGATACTATTCGTACCTTACTACCTAGTATGTTACGTTGGTTGTGATGAATAACTTGAGCTACGTCCTGCCAAACACGAGACATAACCTTGAGTCTGTCTTCGTTACGTTGGTTACTTGAGGCCGCTAATGCACCTGCTTCAGTAGCAGACTTACGAGGATTCTCCGCTCTACCCATACTTGTCGCCGTTACACCTGTTATTTCGTCTAACATATTCATATAGACACCAAAAGCCTGCATAAGCTCAGGTATATGATTCGACTTCTCCATAGGTCTCATCTTCTGTGCAACACCATTTTCGTCCGTAGCAATCGGAATATACAGAGTAGCGGATGGGACAGCATCGTTAACTGCGTCTATATGTTCAGGCTCAATCGAGTCATCATATAGAATGACGTTGTTAACAGTAGTAGCTTCCCTACCTATCTGTATTAAGGTGTTAACAATTCCACGTAAAGGAGGAATCCAACTAGTGACTTCAGCCGGGGGGACGTCTTCATTAGTCGCTGGTTCGAGGAAGTTACCTACAACAAGCGGACAAACTGGTGCTACCTTAGTTCCGCAGTAGACCCCCAGAGTTATCGCCTCGTTTTGATCTGGTTCATACGCATCATCTAGTTTGCGTACCCAACAGCTGTAAGGACAGGTTTGATTCTTCTTGACCTCTTCCGTTAGTTTACGATGACTACCTAAGAAGTTTTCGTGATACACCTCTATTATCTCTACGATGTCGTAGTCTTGAGGTTGTTCTTCCTTAGGTAGTTTGTTGTACTCTTGTTCAGTCCAGAAGCGGTCGCGTAAGGACTTGGGCATGTCACCAATCTGAGTGCGATACCGTTGATACTTAAACCTACGGTAAAAAGGTTCCCACCCACAGTCCTTAGCTTCTACTGTCTCTACTCTGATTCTATCATACACAGGCGTCCCTTTATCATAGTCGAACCAGACACGTATCCCTGCGTAGGGGTTCAAGAGTGCAGACTGTACAAACTTACGCATACACTCCTCCATTTTGGCGTGCTGCATTATAAAGTCGTACAACTTATTCTGCGCCTCTGCAAACTTTGCTGCCCCGATGTTTCTAGGTTTACAATGTATAGTAGGGACTCCTGGGTTGAGCGCTGTGATTATCTGACGCGCTCTAGTCTGCAGAAGGTTAGCCATCGTTTGTGGGGCCCGCCAATCAGTAGATACTGAGGTGTGGTCTACCCACTGTTTGAAGTTCATTCCCTGGTCTGGGAGGAAAGTTTCCATAGAAGATGTGTGGTCTCGGCCTGCGTAGATATCGCTGACTAATTTCTCTATACCTTCGATGGGCTTACGGCAAGCATGGATAGCAAGAAGCAAGCGCTCCTCTAATTCCTTAATTGCTCGGTCGTTTAAATTATAGTGGCCCTTCTGCATAATGCGGGTATTATAACCTAAAACCCTGTACCATGCCAGCTATTTTGCGTTCTTTTTGTCCTGATGCGAGGAGTCGTGTGTGGATTCGGCATTACAGGAGGTAAGCCCGGTAGGGTTCCCCGTCGTTCTAACATTGTTGATAGAAGTGCCAAACTTGTGAGCATGTCGTCATAGTCAACCTTAGGATAGGAGGTGAGTTGATTATCGAACTCATATTTCCCAGGAAAGCCGTTCTTAGGAAATACAATGAGCCTACGATTGACAGCCGCCTGTATACCTTGGATACGCATGAACTTGCCGTCCTTACTACTCATACCCTTAGGCTTCTGCATCCGAATACTAATATCTCCTAACTTACCTCGCTCAGATAACCAAGGAGCAATGGCTGCTTGCTGAGCTGCCTTCTCTATCCATATGGCTTTCATATTAGGATGTAGCTTAGTTGACTCTTCTTCTATCCACCGTACTGCAGTCTCCAGGCCCTCCGCTATCTCGTGGGCTCTGGTGACCACAAAGATATTACGGGCTGGGTCTACAGCCTTCCCCGATGAATCAGTCTTTATTCCAAGTTCTCTTGCCGGAATAGGACGTACGAATATAAAGCCATTTCTAGATCCGTGCTCCCCTGTCATCCGTCCGACTGGATCGTAAAGCATGATTTCAGGGTAACGAGCAAATCGTTTCTCTATCTCAGCTAGATCAATATCGAGCGTAGCATTCGCAAGCATATCTTTCGTGAACAGCGGTTGGTCGTCTGGTATAGGTTCATTCAGATACTGGGCCGCAAAGAAAGAAGGTGATACGTCTTCCTCAATGTCTATTATTTCCTGCGCATTTAAAAAGCTTGGACAGAGAGCCGTAGGGTTCCCGTCCTCATCAGGAGGTCCGTCCCATACACCGAAGCGAAACTGGTGCCACTCAGGACGCTCGCGGAGTACGGACGATACGTCTTCGTTCGCCCAGCAAGTTCCGATGTGACATATAGGGGACTGAGGGGAATACATGAGGGGCACCATTTGGTTAATGAACTCGATCACCTTTTGTCTCTCTCCGTAGGTCTTCGAGTTTTGCTCAGTGGAGGGGTCGTCCACGATTGCAAGGGTAGGGTGGTTACCCGCTAGGGATGAACCGACCGATCCCGCGAACATAGATGGTTCACGTCCCATACCCGCTGATCGACCTGCGATGTTGAACGAGTGACATGGACCCCCGGCGTGAGCCTTCGATGCCATACCCCCGCCAGCTGATCTGACCTCGAGGTGTGGGAAGATATCGACCACGTCAACGTAGACCCCAGGGAAGAGTTGCATCTGGCCCATGAAACGAGAGCGAACCTCCCCGATGAGTTTCTCCGCCAAGTCCATTGTCGCCGAGGCAACCAGGATACGCTCTTCTGGATTTCGGAGTAGCTTCCAAGAGGAGTAGACCACAGAGAGTAGCGTCGACTTCGCGTGGCCCCGTGGACACAGAGTCGATGACTTGACATACTTCATAGCGTGGGCCAGCATCTTTCGGTGGAAGTCGGTGAAGACCTTACGACCCTCCCTTGTCCCAGAGTAGCCGATAGCCTCGCCCCACTTGATTGGATCGTTGAGTAGTTCCAAGACCCGATCCTTAAGCATCTGCCCAGTGATCTCCATGCCCCTGATGTCCGCAGAGTTCTTAGGAGAGTTGGTCGATGCCACAGCGTCGTTGAGTTTTCGCACACGATTCTCCCAACGGTTCTTATTTCCGCCGCCTTGTTGGGATTTGAATACGTCGTTGTCGCGCATATAACTGAGAGTATAGCATAAAATTTTTGCCTATGTCGCAAAAGGTGAACCCATGCCAGGGGGCGGGGGTCAGCTTCATTGGTAAGGGCTACCCACCCCTTCGGTCCACAGAGTTAATCGCACATCCATGCCGGTTGGTTTATATCCAGCTTCCCCTGTCTGCGCTTCATGTGCGTTGGGTATGCTAAGTGCGTAGCCGTTCAACAGTGATTTGAAATAAACGCCCGCTATTTGGCGGGACGTAGGGCGTTTTTATTTCTTTTTTTAGAATGTGTTACTTATGGTAACGACGAACTTACTCCCGATTTACCTTAATAAAATTATAACTATGTCACAATTCAACATACTAACTGAACTTAACATTACACCACGACTTACGACGGTAACTCTGGAGCCTGGCACTTACGTATTAGATACAACTAGTGTTCAGCACTTCTTAAAGGGTGAGACTAGCAAGACTGGGTATAAGTTCGAGCAAGACGTATTCTTCATCAACATGATGACTACTTACAACAACAAAGCAGTATCCGTAACACCGATTCGCTACGAGTACGCTAATAAGAAACGTTCCGATAAGCAAGTGTTTGCACAGCAGGCACAATTTGGAGCATGGCTCCGCTCAATACTGGCGGACAATAACCTACTGAAAATAGACTCTGGTCTTTCTAGTCTTGCCGAATCTGGCGAGTTTGGTAAGCCTGGTTCGCTAAAGTTTGAGAGAGAGAAGTTTAGACGAATTGAGAAGTTTATCACTACTCTTAAGGAGAAGAAACAAGTCCGCTCTATAAGTGCTGAAGTTACTAAGTACTCTACGAAAGACGGAGACGGTAACAACTATAAAAATATGACCAACGCTGGTTAGTCTAATTACTATAAGAGAGTCTGCCACTACGGTAGGCTCTCTTAGTCTTTTTTTATCTCGAGGCTAGCGCCTGCGAGTATACATCAACACGCAAATAATGCAAAAAATGAAGCAATTCTTACTAACTATTATCATTGTATTGACATCACTCTGCGTTATATTAGGATTTAACCTAATAGAAGCACGAAACGCAATACAGACCACTTACAACCAAGCACTATATGATGCATGGGAGGCTAACAATCCACCTATGTATGACTATCAGGCCATGGTTAACAACTGTGTAGCTACTATCGCTAATAAAGATGGTAGTGAGCAGGCATTAGCATATAAAGATGCAATCTACACAAATATAAAGTGCGAAAACATGGAGTTCTTAGCACCTATAGTTGTAGCTATACGTTACGCCGAAAACGGTGGCAACGGTAGAGAGTATGGCATACTACATCCACGAGTTGAACCTACATACAGGTCTCAAGCAGGCTGGTGCTCTGCAACAGTTCAAAAGAACTACGATAGATGGCAACCTATACCGAATGGAGATACTCCTGAAGCATTCATAACATTCTTAGGCAGTAAGTACTGTCCAATAGGTGCTGATAACGATCCAAACAATCTTAATCAACATTGGGTTAAGAATGTAACCTACTACTACAATCAAATAGTGGAGGGCAAATAACATGCTCAGTGATGAGAACAAGGAGAGAATAAAACGAGAGCTAGAGGAGACTAAGCAAAAGTATATAGATAAATACGGTAAGAATACCGGACATCTATTCAAGGCTCCTAACTCTGGAAGAGGTGTCATAAAACCTGATTATAAGAGTGCATCAGGCCACGAGCTTGCTCCAATGATGGCATTTAAAATGGTTATCAACATGTTAATAGAGTTATTAGAGGAAATTGAGTATGAATTCAAGCATCACCCTAATACACACTACACAGCATTTGATATCAAAAAGAGTCTATACAAACGAGTAGATAAAAGTATGACACCTAGGTATAACCAAAAAGAGAATCAACACGATTGGTGGTTCTTAATATACGAAACAGTTTCATGTAACTTAGAACACTTCTCAGCTTATTATGCTCCTAGTCTATATCAACACTTAGAGTCATTGGAGGAATTCGATGCTTGATTATGAACTATTCGTATATACACAAAGAGGTGTATTACCTGTAGAAGCCTTATTAAATAACTTAGTACGGCACAAAGAACACTTCTATCAACTATCTAACAAGTTTATAACAAGCTTTGAAAAAAGAGACTTCTTCTTTGATGACGAGTCTAGCCTAGATTGGTTAACTTACTTCGAAGAATTAGCAAGAATAGCTAATAGATATGACAAGGTAGTTATAGAAACTATGAACGGTATTTACTTATGTAGTACTCATACCAACCATAGAAGATGCGTTCAAATGTTATTAAACAACTCAATACCATTGAGAATAGATAACAAAAAAGCTAAGGACGCTAGACAATGGGCTTGTAAATATGCAGGCACAGGGTACAACATAAGACCTGAACTACATGCATTGTAAGAATTGCATAGTTTATAAAAAGGCCAAGGGTGATTAATCCCTTAATGAGAGTCTGCGGGAGCTCGAGAAGCCAAAAATCCCGTTTTTCTAACAATTACAATTACATTATGAATTTACACTTAATAATTACAATAATACTCACTTTGCTAGTTTGTTATCTAGTAATAAGAATAGACGCAGTCATAAAAACTAATACGTTTATAAAAGACTACTTAAAGACTGTGACTAAAGACCAAAACGACATATGGCAGACACTTGGAGCTATGGGTGGTTTGCCTAAGGTTTTACCGACGCCCGAGGACTTTCCATCATCACGCAAGCAAGCCGATGAAACAGAAGAGGAGTTAAATAATGAGTAGTACCTCCGAAGTAAATACTCACATTGACGGACTCTCTAAGAATTTAACTAAAAAGTTCCATAGAGAGTTAATGGATTCTCTAACTGTGCTATTTCCTCAAACAGAAGACGGCAAAGACCCAGACCCATTCTTATTAACTGCTTGGTTAAAACTACAATCAGTTCTACAGACATACACTAACCCTGTTCAACCAAATGTAGAGCTAACAATAGACACACAAGAAGGAGAAGGAAGAGATATCCATTTCAATCTAAATATAACAAGCGATTGGCACAAAGTATACTCAGTACAGTTAACTGCACTAAGATACAACCCAGACGGCACTCAAGAATTTATGTTCAAGTCACGTCTACCAAAATCACAACTCATTCAATTACACAATTTTACAGCATCAGCACTAGCACACTATGACAAATAGCTCAAAAGTATCTTCAAAACTTGCAAACCGCAAGATTAACACAGTCCTTAAAGGATTAACTCAATATGTAGTCGAGGCTATGGACCAAGCCATAGAAGACATACAAATACCACCAGTACAAGTACCAGTTTATAAAGAAGGCGAACACATAATAAATATTAAAGGCCACGTAAACGATCAGATACAAAAAATAGTCTCTGTAATGGAGCTAGGTATTCCAGTATGTTTATTCGGAGGTTCAGGAACAGGTAAAACTACATTAGCCAAACAAGCAAGTGAAATAATAGGTTTACCCTTCTACTGTCAAACAATTACAGCAGGTATGCCTGAATCAGCTCTACTAGGTAGACATAAACTAACTGCAAACGGAGGTATGGAATATATTAATACTCCATTCTTAAACGCTGTAGAAAATGGTGGAGTATTCCTACTAGATGAATTCGATGCAATAGATGAAAACTGTGCACTAGCAATTAATAATCTATTAGAGTTCGGTTACCTAAATCTACCTATGAGAGATGAACAACCAGTAGTAGAAGCACACAAGGACTTCAAGTTCATAGCATGTGCTAACACCAAACTAAATGGAGCATCCTTAATACATAACGGACGTAACCAACTAGACGGAGCAACAATCTCTAGATTTGATGGAGGTATATTCGAAATAGGTTATGACTTACACCTAGAAAAACTATTATGTCCTGATGCAATGATACGTACAATGTTCCACGACGTACGTAGAATAGTAGAGCAACACGATATAAGAAAAGAAATATCGACAAGAACTCTTAAAAGAGCTCAAATGTTGTGGTCTACAGGCCTATTCAAAACTCCTCTAGACTTACTCAATCACTTTATGATTAATTGGTCACTTCAAGAAAAAGAATTAATAATTGACCAAATGACAGAAGAAATTAGAGAAGCAAGTCAAAAAGAAATACTCAGTAAAGCTGAAGCTCAAGAACTAGAAGAAAAGTACGATATAAAATCAGACTCTTCTCAAAGTAGAAAAGATGTAGCAAAATTCTTAGAAACTATTAACAGTTCCGAAGCCGATGAAATTGAATAAAGTAACAGGAGGAAACCCAATACAAGGAGTAGTTCCTACTAGATATTACGCAACTCACAGAGATGATGTTAGTAGCAGGAAAGCGATATTAATAGGTGACAGTGTATGGATTGAATTCTATCCTAAAAACCCTTGGAAAGGCTGTACTAGAAATAACTTAATAAACGAGAATTGGAACGAATCGAATGATTTCACCTATCTCCACAACAGAGTTATAAAAGAACCAGACGATCCAGAGTTTGTAGGAGTCAAAAACTTAAAAGAACTTACTAAGTTATTAAACGTTGGAGACCTCTCAGAACCTGTGCAATTAAATCCTGAGTTTGGAAGTAGTATTGTAAATCTCTCTACACCACGTCGTAAAAGAAAGAAAAAATGGATTAATGAAGAAGACGGTGAAATAATACCTGAAGCTTACATAACCAGAAACCCTCAATTATTTTACGATAAAAGAA